ACGATAATAAATATGCACCCTACAATTAGATGGTATTTCTTTCAGATGCAAAAGTTTTAACTGTTCTAGGATGGATTGCAATGGCTACCTTAGCGATTGCAATTGCCCGCCAACTTTCCGAACAAAATGCCCTAACAATCATAGGAAAACCATTAAGAGAATATTTTCAATCAGACCCCTCTACACCGCAATTAAAAGAATCTAATACACTTTTAAACGACGTCCTACAGCCAGCTTCTGGTCCTGGGAATCTAAGTGCGAAAACATGCTTTGCAACCGATTTTGTCGCACAAAACCAAAAAGTCGGGGATTATGCCCAAAAGACAAATAACTTCAAGCACGGAAATCCTGATTCATGCTCTTCTCCGTTAACAGAGTTTGTAAATTCTATTTACCGTCCTTAGATACCGTCAAAACAAATGGTTTTCTACATGATAAGATCACAGAAATCTTCATCCACATGCTGGTATTCTCAAGGAATATCAGCACTAAACATCCCCTTTAGCACAGATTCTAAGTGGGAAATAATAGCAGTTTCAAAAAAGAATCGTATTATCACCCCCGTATTTTTGAGATTTTTAACTAAATGTCGCCTGTATGCACGGGCTTTGCGATGGAGGAGGAATCATCGGAACCGATTGCTACGGGAATTGACGGGCTCACTTCCTTATCCGAGCCGCTATCAACAATTGCGCATTTTTCCACTTTCTTTTCCTTCTCCTTCCCTCGAGGAGGTGCTTCCCACTTGCCCGCCCGTGCATCTTCAACATCCTTCCAAAATGCGTCCAAATCTCCCTGTGAGCTCTGAAACCAAGTTGGGTCTCTCAGCAAAGTTACTCGCCGAAGCTTTACAACTTCCCACTGATACTTCTCTACGAGAACCCAGCCTTCTGTTAAATTTCCCTTCTCAAAAGAAGAAGAATAAGAATACCGCATATCCATTGTATCAGGGTTGCATTCTAGGCTGATCCAGCCATTTAGGGGAGCGTCGCTTCCCCCCTCAGCCAATTCTTTGAATTTCACTTCCACAAATTCACAGGACGGCCTGTCGCATACCTCCATTTGAAGCTGCATCTGACACCAATAATCAAATGGAATCTTATCATTAATCACTCTGCTAGGCGGACACTTAATCTCCACCAAAGTCCCTACGAGTTCTGGATTCTTCTCACATTCAATAAACAATCCGTCTGGACTAGCCGCCACTCGCGGCACCGTTCTGTGACGAATACGCCCCAACTCCTGAATCTTAGCACCCAGAGTATCCTCAAGAATCTGTTTTACAACAGGTTCGTAACGAACTCCCCAATCCATAGGTCCAGTATCCTCCCTGCGAACCGCATTCCTCTTTGACACAGTTTTCTCTTCCTGTGATACCTTTGACATTACGAGTGATGCTCGCGATCTAGGCCCCTTCCATAGATATGAGATTTCACTAGCGGTAATTATATTACTAGTCTCATTATACCATTCGGCAGTTCGCTGCTCAATCTGCTTCGTTGTGAGAAGCCATTTCCACGTATTTTCTTCTTCTCCTTTTACAGGAGAAGAAGAAGGTAGACTATGATTATCTAAGATAACTTTTCTCAACTTCAGCACTTGCATGAGATCATCCGTTTCCTCTGAAACTTGAATTTTCCATAGCTCAATCGCATCCAGTGCCCATTTTTTATAATATCCAGCATGTGGAAGAGGTGCAAAGGCCTCGTAGTGCTCAAGAAACTCGCATGCTCCGCTTATCATTTGGTGGATTTGATAATATGAATTCACGAATTTCACATTTTATTGTGTTAGAGGGGGTGTTGTTCCTGGGACTGTTGTTACTACAGTTCCTAAAGAATCATTCTTATTCTTCTTTCTAAAAGTAACTCCAACTTTCTTGTCGACAATGCTTGATAACATCCGCCCATCCGCCGTCTTGTGATAAATAAGACCCTTGATTTCCTGAATCTCCTCCTTTTCCTGATCATATATTACACAATTCTTACTATTAAGAAGCTTCTTTTCAAGTGCCTTGTCAATCTTGCCCTTAAGATAATCAGTATCATCATTTGATAAGTTAAGGCGCGCCTTCTCCGCATCAACAAAATTTCTGATGCGGTTCAGGCGTAGTCCGCGCTCTAATCTATGCCATGGGCGTTTATATGCCTCACTCGCATTCACATTCAAAAATGACTCTAGTTCTGAATTTAGTCCGTAACTTTGGCTTTTAGGAAGATCTGTTGCACCCGCGGAAGGCCGACGCCGTCTTGTTGAATTAACAGGCTGCATCTATATTCTAAGCGCGACTCTCTCTTAGGCTGTGTTCTAATCCCTTCCATAGATCGGTCGCGGTTCCGAATTTGCCTAATAGCAAAGAATTGCACTCCTCTGACCACCCCCAATCATCCTCTTGCCCAGGCCGAGTATCTCCCAACCATGTGAAAGGTCTAAACACATCTTCTGCATTTTCATGAGAATCAGTCCAATAATAGAAGTTCTTAAGATTTGTTTTCTCCTGGTCAACTTCGTAGTAGAGGGCGGTTTTAGTTACGAGTGTAACTCTACCAACAAATCCATTTGGTGTTAAATAGGAATCAACTATTTGTGATGCAGGGGTCTTTTTCTTGCCTTTGCAGGTTTTCAAGCTTTCCAAGCTTTCCAAGCTTTCCCAGATTTCACCGCCCGTTAGAAAAACATAGGCCTTCCATAGTTTAAATTCTGTCTTAGACTGCACCTCATCTTTTACAAAATAATATGGAATTATAAACATTTTTCTTCCTTCTGCATTACATATTGGTCTAAGGGTTTATACTGTCATATTAGATATGCAGCCGTTCCGCATAGAATACGAACCCACAAATCTAACCCCGTGTTTTACTATAAGAAGTAGACGCGAGGCGAATACCGTAGAATCTGTGAATACCAGATTCGTGAATCACTGGCAAACAGATCCACCAGCGATGCTAGATTCTTCTTCGCAGAGATACATGGATATGAATCCGACATCTTCCCGACTTTATAGAGAAGATTTAAATCAGTCACAGCCCTACGTGATACCTGGATCTTCTTCTGTATCTGCATCTGCATATTCAAGCCAAGACCTAGGTGCAATAGCAGATATCAAGTCACAAATAAGTAGTGTGTTGGAGACAATCCAAGAGCTAGAAACAGAATATCAACTAAGCATCAAAACCCTCGGATATGATGATTTGCGGAATGGTGTAATAACAGATCTTTCCAAGGATATTTTAAAGAGGAAGGCAGAACAAGAAGAACTATACTCACTTCTTTTGGCTCGGTTAAAACAAGACCAGTCAGATTCACTAGGCGACAATCCGTATTTTAATAAATACGATGTGGCGAGCGATTCAAGAAATATCATTCGTGAATTGCGCGGAACTGTGTCAGAGGAGGTAGTGGATAGGGGGATTCGTGAATCTCAGCGACTTTTGCAGAGAACAGTAGATAGTCGTTGGGTACCGCAGGGGTTTGCGGCTGAGAGGGGCATTGACTCCTTATCGGCCTTTGAATTAATGCGGCCGAAGTTCAATAAGATGGAAAAACAGTATTTTTGAAAAGCTAATCAAAGCGCATTTCGACTTTGATTTGGCACCAGCCTAATCAAAGCGCATTTCTATCTGGCAATCATGCTTCTGTAAAAGCTTGATTGCAGAAGGCTCAGAATTAGTATTTCTCTTTCTTGTCTGCGATGAAGAAGTGGTGGTCAGCGTTGCAGTTGTTTCAGTCGTTGCAGTTGAATCGCGGGTCGTGAGTCGCTGCTTATTTTGCTCGCGCATCGCTGTATTCATCTCCTTCTCAATATCAACCTGATTTCCCTTGATGTAATTGAGGATTCCCTTTTCTAGTGCCCAGCGAAAGAAATTCAGCTTCCCCACAGTTGTGAGAAAGGCCTCGTGTCCTGGAATTTGAAATGAGATCCTCTCTCTTCTGCAAAAGGGATCAAACAGCTTCTTGCTATACGCCTTGAGCTGATTTTTATAGTTCATATATACGACGAACTCCTGGCCGTTGAGAATATAGGATGTACTGTGGGCCTTTGAGAAATTCGTGACAAACCAGTCAATTAAACGGAGACTCACCTCACTCGTTCCCTTGAGAAGTTCCACAATCTCATCTAAATCGTCGCGACCACTGTAAAAACGCTGGAGGCTGGAGATAATAAGCTCCTGCTTACAATGAATCTTGCGCTTACGAGTTTGTGGATCTGGCCCTGCAGTTGGTGTTTGCGAAGCATGTGTAACAGCAGCGTTACTATGTAACGCATGCGAAGCGGGCGAAGCATGTGTAACAGCAGCGTTACTATGTAACGCATGCGAAGCGGGCGAAGCAGCGTTACTTTCCATGTGACTATCGTAATGATTCCCGGATTTCTTAGGCCGTGATTTTAATACCATGATCAAATAGAATGGGTGATTTATTAGCCCAGCCAACTAATCCAATACCTGTACAAGTAGGCGGAGGTAAAAAATTCATAACTCTGTCTAACAGAATACGAGTTCGCTATGTTACAGATGATATGAAAGAGGAAATAACGGCCTTGAAATTCACTCCATCTGAACAATTGATTTTTGACGAAGTAATCTATTTTAAGAATCCCTATGTTCTCAAATATATCAAAGAAAATCCTGACGATTTCTTTGAATTCTGGAAGGGCTATATTAACAATGACGGAACGGACAAACTTAACTTTATCTTCAAGGACAAGGAATTGATATATGATAGATTCTTAAGAAAACTTCTTATCTCCCTGCAAACGCAATTGCTTGAGGGCGCGCAGAGAATGTTACTCAAGCAAGGGAAGCCTGTGAAATTTGAAGAAATGTATGTGCCTGTGAAAGAGGATGCCTATATCCCTGAGGTGAAAGTTGAGAAGAAGGAGAAGAAGGAAGACAAACCTTCTGAAGAAGAAGCAGAAGCAGAAGAAGCAGAAGCAGACGCAGAAGCAGAAGCAGAAGATTCAGAAAATGCAAGTAGCATAGGTGCTTCTGCAGCTTCAGCTAATTCACAAGAATCAGAAGAGTCTGCTGGTACAAAAAAATCATATAGAAAACCCACTATTAAAGATTCTGCAGCTATAATAAAAGAAATTAAAGATGCTATTAAAACAAATATAATAGAGTCTACTGATCCAGATAAAATCCTAGAACGTATGTTAGACGGGCTTTCATTTAAAATAAAAGATTCTAATGAATTAGATAAAATTGTGAAAAAAAGTCGGAAAGAATATAAGCTTCTAACTACATTTAATATTCAGGAAAAATCTATAAAACTTTCAGAGTTTCTAGATACGCGTTATGCTAAATCAGATAAAGACCTGGTTAAATTCTTGAATCAATTATTGAGTATTTCATTAGACTCAATAAAAGATAAATTGATAAAAGAGAAATTCGTTGCGTTTTTTAAGAAGTATACTGAAAAAGAATCATATGCATTCAAGCAAGCCCTTTCACTTAAATTTGCGCATGGTCTCAAGGCTGAAAATAAAGAATAATCCGCTTAATATGAAGAGTGTTACTTCCGCATGAGCGTATTCGTTGCGTTTTGTTTCAAGTTCTTCTAGGCGTGCAAAAAGTGTATCAAGCTTTTTTAACAGAGTTTCCTTTTCTTCTCTGCTAAATGAACTTGCATTATGTTGTTGCTTCTCATGCTGCTCATTCTGTCCTGGGTAATAGGGTGCCGGGTGGGTATTGTAGTTAGAGTCAGACAATGGCTTCCACGCCGCATCAATTGATGGTGTCGGTAAGGCATTTCCACCAGAAGCCTTCTCCACTCCTTTAGCACTAAATGCGGTATTGAAATCACTGCCTTGTAACTGGTAGCCAGGATTGTCGGTGGATGATTTGCTGTAATCGGCAAAAGATTCTGTATCTGCGCCCTTTCCAAAATAGGAAGGGACTGGGGCTTGGCCCGTAGGTGTTGCATGCATTAAATTCGCAGTTGCAGTCGGTTTATTTGGCTTTTGTTTACCAATAACGTCGACTTCGACTTCTCTTTCTCCTTCGCTGCTGTAATCAGCATATCCCTCCTTTATCATTGCATCGGGAGGAGGCGGGGGCCTTTCTGACTGCCTGTCGGCGTCTTTTAAGAAAGTAAGTGCAGGGCCTGTGGAACCCTTTGCCTTCTTTCTTTCCTCCCTTCGGGCAGCCTTTGCCTGAACTGTTGTATCCGGAAAAGCTTCTGTGAGAGAACAACCGACCATTCCTCACTCTACCGTTAAGTACCGAATTATAACGGTCAACCTTATAGAAGAATGGCTAGCAGTCAAAGCATAATGATCGGCGGTGCCAAATTCCAGCAGACTTTTCTTGATTGGACAAAACAATCAAACCAATTATACTTAATGGTTTTCATTGTAGTTCTAGTCATCTGGGCGTCATTCCCAGAAAAGCTTCCTATGAATATTCGTTGGCAACTCTCCACGACCCTCGGGCGCTTACTATTACTTCTCTTACTCTATATCATCTATATCAATGCAGGCTGGCGTCTAGCTCTTTTATTTACAATAGTGATCGCGTTATCATGGGCGTCCAGGCCTCTGTTAAAGCCATACACTGAGGGATTTGATAATGTGAAAACAACGTATATATCCGGAAATAAATGGCTTGTGGAAAAGATATTGCATGAAAAGCCTAAGGAAATCGTTGAAGATCGCGTTGATACGATGGCGGTTCAAGATGATACTCAGGCAAACTCTGGGAAAACGTCCAAGTGAAACAACTTCACCATAGGGTAAAATACCTGTTAAAGTTAGAAGGGGATGTCCCATGATGAACCAATATCAAACTTAGACCGCAATTTACGTATAGGAATGGTATTCGTATTCTTCTTATGGAACATCCTCGTAGCCAGTCGTTTAGAGACTGCGTACCCAGAAAGTCTAGTTGAATTATACGGACTCCCTTTTACACGAATGTTCATTCTCGGGCTAGTTATGCTAGCTGGTGTATGGTGTCCTACTGTTGGAATTATGGCGGCCTTTGCCTTTGTGTGCTTAGGAGCCGATGTTATATTTTTAACTAGGACTGGGTAACTGTAGTGATTACCGTCAAGTGCCTAATTTCGGCACTCTACGGTAGATGAGCCTTCCGGCCGTAGGAGCAGCACTACCTCTTGTTGCAACAAATCCACTTGATATACTCATGGCGAGTGTAAATAGTAATCCATATTTCATTGGAATTATGATGTTACTTCTCAATCTTGGAGGGCGTTTCCTATCTTTGGAAATAAGCAAGGAACAGGAAAAGTTTCTAAGTCAGCCAATGGTGCGTCGGTTCTTTTTGTTCGTGGTGATCTTCGTTGCAACGCGTAATATTGTTATAGCAGCAGGATTAGCAATTATTGTAATCTTATTACTTGGATACTTATTCAACGAGAATTCTGATCTTTGTATTTGGCAACCCACGGGATGTCAAAAACCAAAGCAGGCAAAGGTTGAAACAATGGTTGGCCTCACGCCTGAAGAGGCAATGATCTTGAATCGTTTGAAAGATAAACAGCGGGCTGCACAGAGTCCTTCTTCTGCGCCAAAGCAGAAACCTCTGGAAAACCCCGTGATGAACCTCTATAATTCTGCACTTGCGCAGATTAATTCTATGAGTTGAGTGTGTGGATGTTTTATTATGTTATACCGTAAACTACAAAATTTAATGATTAAACTAATCATTAAATTTTCTGTGTTATGTCTTTATTTATTTAATTTATTTTTACGCGTTTTCCTGATTTTTTTAAAAGTTTCAGACCCAAGTGTTAAAGGTGTATTTATGGACATACTTTTTTCTATTATATTATCATTTGGTAAGAATTTAAATGTTTTATGAAATTCTTTCATAGAGCTTACATATTCCCGCGTGAACTCAGTATCAAGACTTATTGCACCTAGCATTTTTATAGGTTCTTGTGGAGTCATTTTACCAGCTGTATATGATAAGAAAATCCTTAAACATTCAAGCTGACCGTGTTTCCAACAGGCGCCTGAGCCTTTCTGCGTCTGCGCTGACTAGTGGCACCAGTAGCGCCTGTTACACCAGTCATCGCAGACTCAGCATGGCTCATCGCATCATCTGACATCGCGGAGCTTACAGCTGCCGCCACTGCCGGCTGCGTAAGAACACCTGTGGCGGGCTGGAATGAGGCAGAGGCTGCTTCCGCACGACGAACCTCGTCAAACGTCTTTAGAATATCATCAACACCTGTAGGGCCGCTCATTTCTCTGCGGGCAGTAGGACGAGCATTATGGTTCTGCTGCTGCAAAACAGCCTGCGGCTGCATCATCTGGCCGAAATCCGGTGCTTGCGCTTGCATCTGTGATGCAGAAGACGCGCCAAAGAATCCACCTGTCTGAGGAACAGGTGTTGCTGAGTTGGCAGCATTGCCAGCGTATGCAGGGGGCCCCTGCGGAGGCTGCACTCCCATCGCCATGCCCATGAAATTGCCAAACCCAGGCCCCGCGCCCTGAGCCGCCGCCGCAGCCATTTGCCGCGCCAGCTCAGGATTCTTCTTTAGCACATCATCCATTGACGGCATCTTTGATCTGAAAAACGTGTTACTCACGTGGCACATGAAACCAGAGCCACCCACCGCCATAATGAGACGCATCTCTGGCGACATCTTACCACGATCCTTGTACTTATCATAAAGCTCCTCAAAGATTTCGTCAAAGTCCTCAACATTCTCGTGCACGGACTCTGACCAACCCTCTAGCTTTATGTCAAAGGGATCAAAGCGGCCGTTGAGCCACTCCATTCCAGTGATGGCGCCCATAAGCATCTGGCGCTGGAACTTGATGCTCGTCTCTAGCTGGCGTGCATCCACTAGGCGGAAATACTCATTCTTAATCTCATCCACCGAGTTGTCCATGGTGTACTTGCGAGATACCGGGAATCCCTTCGCCTCTAGGCGCTGTAGCTTATTAAGATAGTCGGTCTTCTCCTTCTTCTCGGCCTCTGGGTCACGCGCAGGAGAAGCTAGCTGAACGCCAGGGCCGGTGGCGCTCTGGGAATTCCCAAAAGCACCGCTGTAACTATCGGAGGCGCTGGCCTTTACCTCAAGGGGGCCGCCGCCGAAACTATTCACGTCAATGGGGAGCGGATCAACTCCTCCGATGGATATTGGCTCAAGAGGCTCCAGAGGAGATAGCTCAATGCCGCCAAAGTTTCCTTGTCCCTGTCCATAGGAAGAAGTAGAAGAAGAGCTGTAATTCTGCTGGGGCTGGGAAGCAGGAGGAGGACTAAAACTGACTGTGCGGCTTGTGTCACGGTTTACACTCACGCCACCACCCATCTTGCTGGGATTCATAAGCATGCTGAGGCCTAAATCATCTGTTAGATCTCCAAGTTCAATGACGTTTCCAATATCGTCTCCCATCCGGAGGGATTCTCCCCCTAAGGCCACTCTCTCCATATCCGCTATGGATACCGCCATCTGTCTTCTTCGTTGTATCCACCTTTTAGGTTAAAGTGGATTACGCGGAGTCCATCACCATGGACAAGCAATCCGCCAAATCACTCCGCTTCGCCTGTTTCCCAAACCAATCTACCCCTCGCCCATCGGCGCATCCCATGAGAATCTTGGCCGACTTCAGCCCCTCCACGATTCTCGCCTCGGATGCATTCTTGCGGTCGGAATATCCCTCGTCACCCGCCGCCACTGGAGTGGCCGCGGTTTTCCGTCCCGCGTGGACAAGCCGAACCTTTGGTGGAGTTGGCCCGAGCAAATCCCGAAGAGTCGCGAAGAGCATCATCTGAACACTCTTCATCACAGGATTCTTCAAGACTGGCTGGTTCTCCAGTAAAATCTCATTGCAACTCGCAAAGAGTTCACGATTTGCAAGAACCATTTTCCGGATCCCGTCATGCAGACTTTCAAGGTCCACTCCCTTCACCGCCTTGGACACCTTGGGGAAGCAGAACTTTGTGCGAAGATAGGTTAAAACAAGCTCCTTGGATTTGAACTTCTGCTGGGTGGAAGTAGCTGCTAAAACCTTTAGGACCGCGAGCGAAGGAATCTTCTTCAAGAGATTGCCGCTTAAATCACGCAACGCAGGGGTGGAGGGGGGGCAGTGGCGAACGCAGAAATTTGCATTTGCGTTCGTAGAAGCAGAGGTATAAGAATACGCAGCCTTCTTTTTACACACCTCGCAGCAATTTGCCGCCGCGTCCTCTTCCGCCGTTCCACCCGAAATCAGATTCTCATTTGCCCAACCACGCACTGTTACTGCATTAGCAATACCGCTAAGATCACCGCAACACCAGGCCAAATTCTTAATTCCAATGTCAAAGGCCAGGACTCTTTTCATTTCAGGCAATTATATAGTTTATGATTTCTAATTCTTAAAGCATTATTAGAAAGATGTCTTTAGATTCTTGGGGACTTTATGCGAACAATCTAATTGGGGCTTTAACAGGAAGTCCAGAGGGATTTTATGATGCTTCTTCTAATAATTCCAGCGATTTCGCGGTATTTGGATTAATATTTCTGATATTTAATATAATAAATTTAATAATTCTAATTCTATGTTTATTTGGTGCTGCAAAACTTTCTTGGTGCTATAATACATTTTACGGTAAATCAGAAGGAGAAAAAATCCTTTGGTCTATCTTATGCTTTATCTTTGCAGGATTTTACTATCCCTATTATGCGTTATTCCTAGACCCCGTCTGTGGACGCGTGGCGCAAAGAGGTGGCAAGAAATAATTTAAGATCATGATGCGCTCAAATTATTTTCACACAGATTAAGTCCGCCCTCTGATACTATTACGTCCTCCCTCGTAGTATACGGTATTGATCGGACGCGCAGGTTTCCCTAGCGACGCATGACTTTCAGCGAATGTGCCAAAGAGGTCTGGTACCCCCTCTGCTCTTTCTATTCCTACACCGTGTGCATATGTAGGTGTGATCTTACATGCATCTGTTGAGCACTTCATATAAGCGTCGGCCTCCATGAGAGTTGATGAATCGTAGGAGAGACCGGCCCCCGCGTTGGCCGCCTGTCTCTTTCTTGATTCACTGATGATGCTATCCGCGTTTTTTTGCATAAAAACGCGAGTTGCGAGCTGAGTTCCCGTGGGGATATTTAATTCATGAGGTGAGCGATAGTCGGTGACGATTCTTCCATCAGACATGCGCGCGGCCCAGCCAGGATAGCGATTGTCTCTTGACGGCAGGGAGGATTTCTGCTTTTCTGGAATTCTTTCAGAGTTGCGTATATCAACCAGCATCGTTGGAGGCTGGGTGAAAAACCAAGGTGATTGCGGTTCTCTGAATTTATCTAAGTCCATTTATCTATTGTGAATAAATTTAAATCAGGGTCTCCTCGAGCTCAACATTCTCAGGCTTCTCGCGATTCTTGAGTAGATCAATTACCTCGCGCTTCGTGGTGGGGATTCCTGTGTGACCCTTCTCCTTCGCAAGTGACTTCAGCTCCTTTAATGTCATTGACTCGTAGTTTGTGTCCATCTTGCGCACTGTGTTAGAGGGATTGCCTCCTAAGGCAGAGCCTCCTAAGGCAGAGCCGTCTAATGACCGGAGGAGTTGCTCTGCATCTGCTTCTGTTGCGTCCGCATCTAGATCTCCATCTGCATTCATAGGAAGAGACTCAGGAACTTCCTTAGAAACCTGTGCAAGAGGTGTAGGTGAAGTCTGCTTTAGCATCTGTGCATACTGCTCCTCGTCCACGTAGTCAACGTCTTCGGGATTTAACGGCGACGGAGTGGAAACCGCCTCCACTGAATCAGGCCCCATTAAAGAAGCCTCTGTTGACATCTTGAGGGTGAGTAAGAGGTTCTCTAGTAGGCCGAGACGCTTCTCGTTCTGGCCCATGCGGCTGTATAGATAGAATGTGATGGCTCCAAAAACGAGCGTGAGTAAAATAGCGACGGTTAATGAATCGCTAAGTCCAGCCATTTCTGTTCGGAACTCAGGATTCCTTTTAACCGAGGAGACGCGGCTGGGCCGAAGGCCCTACTGCTGAAAGCTGGGCCGAAGGCTGGGCTGACAAACGGCCAGCATGCAAAGGCAAAAGCCCATACTGCTTCAAAACCAAATCAACGCTACTCACCTCGCAAACACCCTTTTGCACAGTATAAGAAAACTTGAAGCCATTATTGGAAACCCAGGCCGCAACGCAAATCGGCTTCACCAGTTCTAGAGGTGCAGATCGCGCTAAACTATACACGTGAGTGCTGAGAATACTTACACAGTTTTTCTTATTCCACAAGGAATTGCAGAAAATCTCACTTGAGCGTATCGCATCAGGAGGATTTGTGCTATGGAAGAGTTCATCATAAAGTACAATACCGCGCCCCCCAGATTTTTGTAGTACTGAGGAAGAAAAAGCCACCTCTCTTTCAAACATGCTCTGCTTTCCAGGCGTATCATCAAGACGCAGTCCATTTGCTATCCAAGAAAAATGTGTCATCTGGGCCTTCTCGGCGAAGGCGCATCCAAAGGCGTGGCTGAGTAGAATATTTGTCAATGCACCCCGCATGAAACTGGATTTACCCCCACGATTTGGACCTGTCAAGATGGAATGATTTACTGTAGTTCCGCCTCCGCCCAATCTGATAGAACTCAAAACGCGTTTATCGGCATCTATAGACGGATCGCCGAAGCCTTTGATCATAAGAACGGGTTCTTCGCCATTAATAAATTCAGTCGTGACAATATCAGCCCGCTTAGCAAGACGATATACAACTTCAAATCGCCCTAGCCCGCGGAAGGTATGGGAAAGCCAGAAGGGATTTTCCAACACAAATGCAAATGCCTCTCTCGTAGAATTCGGACACTCGGCAATCCAAGTAATAATCCATTTGGGGAAATATCTTCGCCATGCACCAATAAGCTCGCCAGCAGTCTCCTTCAAATCTATAATGCATTCGCCAAGAGCCAGGCAGTTTCCGTCCAACTTGATGAAATGTCTGGCCTGCTGAATGGGCTGCCAGAGGGTCTGGCCAAGAGTGAATATTGTCCATGCATTTTGCGCTAGACGTCGTATCTGTGTAAAAGCGTCCTCGGGAGGGGCCGGTGGAGGATTGAAGAGTTCCTCGGGAGTTCTCGGCATCCCCTGACCATTCCACATGCGCCAAAGAATTGTCGTATATTCTGTAACTGTGATGGGTATATTATAGAATACTCGTAATAGGATATATGGTAAGATACATGATATGAGAGGGAGTATAAGGCCAACTGCCGGGACTATGTAGGATTTATATACGGAGAGGATCATGAGTGCAAAAGGAACGGAATTGATCCCTGACCATGGAGTTCCACGAAAGTATACTTGATCGTAGCCCTCCTTTTCAGTGGGAGTTGCCTCCCTCAAGAGGGGCTCGAGTGAAGTAGATAATGACTCCACGTGCTGCAGGAGCAGAGCCGTCTTCGTATCCCCCCGCGCATCTTGCTGCAGTGATTTGAACAGCGCACTCCTTTTTACACAGGTTTCTAAGGATTTTGGCCAGAGTTTGATTCCTTCGGCGAGCTGGGCCTTTGAGAAGGCATTCTTAATTGATAGGATGTTGCTGAGGGTATCTGAATCCATCTCTACCATGATGCCGTTAAGGAGAGGTAGGCGAAAAGGCGCATTTGTCCTTTGGCCCTGCTGCCCTTTGGCATGTGGCCCTTTGGCATGCGGCCTGAGCCTTAAAATTTGAATTTACCTATACACCTAAACGGCGAGTCAGTTAAAGTATAAATGGCTTCTTCCTTCGAATTAGAGTTGCAGAATGAAGTCACCACTATTATTGCAGGTCTGAATACAGTCACTTCAGCTCCAGATTCACTTCTTAACCTCGTAGACAGTCTTCGGTGTGATATGGAAATTCCTCAGGGCGAAAGATCTGCAGGAGGGAAGACGCGCAATTTCAACCCAGCGACTAACTGGCGGAGCATGCCTTCCCGATTCACAAAGAACTTTTCAGATAGTCGGTTTTCTTCTTCTGCATCTCCTTCCCCTTCTTCTCCTTCTCCTTATTCGCAAGGGCAGGGCCAGGGCCAAGAGAAAGAAAAGTCTGTACGTCCCGTAGGCAGATATCAGAGTCGCTTTACGAGCGGTGGAGATCTTGATGATAAGATCCTCAATACTATTATCGGAAACAAGCTGAACTCATTCACTCCTATGACATACAATGACACGCGCGACTTTATTTATCAGATCATGGACAGTGGTGAGAAGGAGTTTATCAAGGACTTTATTGAGAAGGTCTTCGCCAAGGCCACACTGGAAGAGCTATACTGTGCATTATTTGCAAAGCTGATCGCTGAGATCGCTCACCGATATCCTATCATGTATGACCAAATGCGCAAGTATCATGAGGAGTTCCTCCATATCTTTGAGGATGTTGACGAGGCGAATGAATCTTCCTCCGACAATATTATCAAGAAGCGCCAATACCGTCTGGGATATGGCCAATTCATTTCAGAGCTCGCGAGTCTGAATGCGTTGGAGAAGGATCAGCTACTCGCGATGGTTGAGAAGGTTATGGAAAAGATCTGGTTCCTATCTTCTCAGAATGATAAGGTAAAGACGGTTGAGGAGTTTATTGATTGTCTTGTCCGGCTTACGAAAAGTCTGCGTGAAAAGTCTCTAGTATTCTTCAATTCTGTGAAAGATGAAATTAGATCGCGTATTCTTGACAAGATTGATAAAGTGATTTCCAAGGAAAATCCTCGTCCGAGTCTAAGTACAAAGGCCAGATTTGGATTGATGGATTTGAAAGATATTCTATAGGCATTAGTAGAATGGCAAAGTCTAGATCGCGCAAATCAAAGGGTCTTTTCCGCCGCGTATATTCCCCGATAGACCATTTAATCAAGGCGACGCGCAATATCGGCCGCTCTGCTTTCAAGCGCTCGGGTCGCATCGTTGACAACGGCCTCGGCTTTGTCAACAACACGGGAAGCACGCTAGCCAAGCACGCGAATGGTGCGGTGCGCAACGCTGTCAGCCGTAAGAACCGTAAGAATCGTAATAGCAGAAGCCGTAAGAACCGTAACAGCAGAAGCCGCAAGAACCGCAGAAACTAAATAATCAGGCAAAAGGCAAAGCGCATGATACAGTCAAATCAAAAACTTATCTTAATTTTTTGATTTAGCAAAAATTGATTTTAGGCCAGCCCTATCTACCCGGTCTATTTCAAATGCCATCAAGTCCTAGAATGAATAATAAGGATAAGAATGCAAATGCAAAGGGGCCTAAGCGTGGTGCACCAAAGGACGACGATGATGTGGATGAGAAGGGGAATATCGCGGAGCTTATTGACTACGACTACAGTGACGAAGATGAGTCAGTAGAGAGTCTAACACGCTCGGAGGTCTATCATCTCAAGAAGTATGGGCGTCTTCCATCAAAGGTTAAGGATGCTCTAGGCAGAACCACTCGCAAGGCTGCTTTGAAGGCCCGTGAGAAGATTCGCCGCAAGTTATCCAAGGAGGAGCGCCGCAACAATTCGCCAACGACGAGCGATAGCACCTATGTGTCTGAAAGACATGAAAGACATGAAAAGAAGAAGGGCTTCCTTCCGAAGAAGCAGCAGAAGAAGAAGAAGTATGTTGAGTCTGAGTCAGAGGATGATGGTGAGACTCTGGGTGAGGAGGATACCGAGGACGATTCCGAAGGTTCTGAGGACGGCACCGAAGACGAGGATTCCGAAGGAGAGGATGCAGACGACGGCACTGATGCAGACGGCACTGATGATGAAGATTCCGAAGGAGAGGATAATGGATTCAAGGGAATCTCTATCAGCTTCGGTGGTGGTGAGGAGGATCGCATGGTTCCCAAGCGCCACAACATGAAGAAGGAGTCAGAGGATGTCCGCAAGTTTGTCAAGCTGGTCACGAGCCCAGTTGAGGATGACACGATTGACACTCAGATTGACCAGTTCAAGGCACTTGATTCTCCAAAGCAGCGTGCGATGTTGGATGCACTTGAGAAGCGCTCCGATTATGTGAAGAAGGAGGAGCCCCTCATGTTTCGTCTTCTACAGATGAAGCTGAAGCCGGAGATGATGGCGATGGTGATGACTCGCTACAATTCTCTCAACACTATGGACGTGAGCAGTGGGGAGTATTACAAGCTGCGTGCATGGATGGAGAAGCTGGTGTCCATGCCCCTGGGTATTTACAAGGAGATGCCTGTAAATCTAAGTAATGGCGCTGATACATGCGCGCCTTTCATGGAGAAGGCGCGTAAGTGTCTAGATGACGCCATTTACGGACAGGATGATGCGAAGCTTCAGATTATGCAGTTCATCGCGAGCAAGATTGCGAACCCTACAGCATCGGGCCTCAGTCTACTCCTTCTAGGTCCGCCTGGTATTGGTAAGACGAGTCTAATTAAGAATGGTATCGCCAAGGCTCTTGATTGGCCTTTCCAGTTTATCTCTCTCGGCGGTGACAGTGACTCGTCTACGTACACAGGTCACCAGTTTGTCTATGAGGGCAGCCACAGTGGTCGCATTGCGAATTGTCTCGCTCAGGCGAAGTCTATGAGCATGGTAATGATGTTTGATGAGCTTGATAAGATTAGTGCAACCAGCAAGGGCGAGGAGATTCAGAATCTAATGGTTCACATCACAGACCCTGTCCAGAATATGGAGTTTGAGGACAAGTATCTCAGCGGCATCCCGCTTGATCTGAGCCGTGCGATGTTTGTCTTCAGCGGCAATGATATCAATAAGATTGACCGCATTCTCATGGACAGAATGGTGGTAGTAAGCCTGAATGGATACCAGCCCAAGGATAAGATTGCGATTGCGGAGAAGTTCTTGCTGCCTACAGCTCTCAAGGAGGTGAATCTATGTGAGAAGGTGGCGATTAGCCGTGACATTCTGCAGCACGTTCTTGAGAACTATGCGAAGGAGGAGACTGGTGTTCGTGAGCTGAAGCGGTGCATTGAGCAGATTGTGCAGCGTGTCAATATGCTTCGGATGTTTAACGTGAAGGAGCTGCCGTTCCACATTCCTGGATTCTCTCTGCCGTTTGTGCTAAAGAAGGAGCATGTAGACTTGTTCCTCAAGAAGCGGGATGTGAAGGAGTCGGTGCCGTACGGAATGTATACGTAGTTATATGTGAAGATACGAGCGATGGGATGTACACCTAAGACTAATCCCCACCTAATATGATATCAATATCAGACTGATTATCCTTTTTTTTGACGATGAGTTGTTGTTCTTGCTGTAAAGAAGGCTGAGCCTTTGCAGAAAAAAACATATCGTCTTTCTCTCTCTGGGCCATGAGTGCAGCGATGTTGAGAGTTCCAGATGAGCCAGATGGAGAAGATGCAGAAGACATAGATCCACATTTACCACCTGCGGCGTATTTATTCATTTGGCACTTGGACATTTCTCTTTTATCGCCTCTTAAAAAAGAATGGGGCGGGACCCTGTAAGTTTAGGATTAAGTATATTTGCATTCGTTCTAGTTTGTGTAATAGGGGTTCAGTTCATCTTAAACAAAGAGGTTTTGCATTTTGATTTGCAATCAAATAAAGAAGGGTTTTTGTCTTCTGCCACGTCAGTTGCTTCGCCTACCCGGGCCGCTGATTGTAATTGCTTACCTGGTTATATAGCAAGCAATACACATAAAAATGCAGAAGGAAAAAACTACTTTTGTCAGAACTTAGGTGACCCCACAAAAACACGCTCTTGTTATTAGAAGATGCAGATGCAAAAGCTAGGATTTATGTTAGCTATGGCTTTTATATTAATCGGTGCGTTAAATTGGCTGGCCATCGGCGTAACCAAGGTGAATGTGTTAGAGAGTATTCTCGGGCGCGGAGTGGCGCGTATGCTCTACATCGTTGTTGGAATCGCCGCGCTCACTCTTTTATTCAATCGTGACACCTATTTACCATTTTTAGGAGAGACGGCAGTGCCTTGCAGTTTAATTCCCGAACAGTTGCCCGAAGGTGCCGATACTAAGATTGATGTGCGCGCATATCCTGGTGCGAAGGTTCTTTACTGGGCGGCGGAACCTGCGACTGAGGGGATGAAAAAGATCAATGACTGGCGCGGTGCGTATTTGAAGTATATGAATGCGGGGGTTGTGACGGCGAATGCAGATGGAGTGGCGACTTTATATGTGAGAAATCCCCAGCCTTATGATGTACCATGGAAGGGGCGCTTGGAGCCGCACGTGCATTTCCGTGTTTGCTCGGCAAATGCAGATGCAGATGCAGATCAGGCAGGCCTTATGGGGAGAATTGAGACTGTGTATGTGTCAGATGGACACTATTGAGTGTCCATTAAAGAATGGGCACTATTAAGTGTCCATTGACCTGGAGATTACTAAATGCTCTGGCCATTACTCCTTGCGGAATCTTTATTCCGTAAAGACTTACTCCTTCCTATACATGACAATGTAGGTACTGCTGTTAATCGGCACATCCGCAACTTCCATTGTGCTTTCATCATCATACAAAGTCCACGCACCTGTGACAGAATGCTTGGCATGTGCCGTATAATGCCCCCCGCGACTTGAGCCATGGTGCTCAATTGTTGAGAATAACTCATAAGAAGCCTTCGCACTGGTTTCCTCTGATTTAGGATGAAAGACCGGCTGAAAGCAAATCTTCTTCGGAATATCAATATGCTTATTAATCTTTCGCCCATTATTCTCATTTCGCTTGAGTGTGATAATGACCCAGTTTCCTAGACGCCAGTACGCAAGAGTCTTAATTGCCTTCCCCCTCTTCTTGCAGGAATCGCACGCATAATCATCAATAATCTCCTCCTTGCACTCCTCGCGCATGAGATCCAGAAGATTCAAATTCTTCTCTGAATTTGTTACACAGACCTTTGTGATATTCATAGTCTCCCATGTTACACTCTCATTCTTGCATCCCTGGCATACGACTGACTTGCGAAGAAGGCCGAAGAGAAGTTCCACAAATGGAGAATATGACTTCTCAAATGAACTCTTCCAGAAGTCAAGAGCACCCACGACATCCTTTGACTGAGCTGTCTTCTGAATTGTCATTTTTACATCTTCCGCCAAGGCCTCGTGAAACTGATCCAGAAGAAACACGAGGAATTCATGCGCATCGTGAGGCGCTGCGCTCTGGAAATGACCAACTCCCTCCTTGATCGCAGCGGGAATCATGGCACTCCAGAAATCGCGAGTCTTTACAACCCCGCCTTCTGCAGTCCAGAGGGCTCGTGATAACTCTCCATATGCCTGCAGTAATTTTGTCTTTTCTGAGGTCTTTTTCTTCTTCATAAGTTCTGTGTGATTTCCTTGGAGTATAAAGATTGTGAAGTCAACCTGGTGACGGATGGCTTGAAGAGTCGCATTTCCATAACACGTGTTTCCTATATTCGTAAGACCGGCAATACCTTTGGAGCTTTTCTCTTTCTCTTTCTCTTTCTCTTTCTCCTTTGAATCGGATGACATGGGGACCTACTTACTGCGAAAAATGTTAATTCACTTTTTATACGAGGGTACCGTCAAATACTAAATTTTAAGAACGCTAGTTCTTAAAATTAGTATTTTCGGGAATGCTGTTAAGTACTAGAATTTAATACAACCGAGCGTAGCGAGGGGGTAATTAAATTCGGTACTTAATGGTATAAGATTGCAATGAACAACCCCGACTATGAAACTATATATGGGGTTGGTCTTCTTGATGATATACACAATTACTTCCCTGCGATTTTATACGATAGCGGGAGATTTCAGAGCCTTCCTACCATGCTTAGCTACATTCGTATACAGATGAATAATAGATTCAACTTATTTAACCACGG